CTTCAGAAAATTCAGGCGCCTTAAAATTAGATAGACAATCCCAAAATTTAGCTTCTTTTTCATACATCTCTTGGAGATAAATATCATCGCGTTTTACCTCAACGATGATTCCTTCCCCTTGATGAAAAGAAAAATAATGCATATATTCTAGGCCTGTACATGATAATTGATGCTGGAGCTGAGGATAATAATGATCAGGAACTTTTTGAGCTCGTGCCTTTTCATGGTCTTCTCTTCCAGCATTTTTTATCTCGACGATCATATCTTTATTAATATTAATGCCGTCTAAGCTCGCCAACATGTAGGAAAAATCTTTATGGAAACATACGTGAGGATATACGAGCTCACCAGTCACATTTTCATACGCCTTGCGCGCTTTTTCTTCATTGTTCTTTCCGAACGTCATAGCTGCATTTTCCTTCTCAAGAGGAAGAAGATCAAGCTTTTCCTGCCAGAGCACATAGGGGGTTTTGGGGAGACCGTCTGATCTCTTGAAAGGAGATACTCCCATAATCACAGGCGCGTCGGATGCTCCAATATGACTCTTTCTGAGCTCTAGCCATTCTTTAGTATTTTGCTGTATCATGCGATCTTCTCCTTTTCACTTAGACGTTGTAGTTGAGATATGAGGTGGATAGCGTCTTCTGGAGCAAGCTCCTCTAACTTCTCTACCTTAAAACGATTCTGAACAAAACTTAAAAAGTTGTTTCTTCTCTCTTCGGGAAGTTTCTCTACTAACTCATTTAATTGTTCAGATGCAGAACAGTCATCTTCTTCTAATACAATATCTTCGGATGAGATCTCCTCAAAAATCTTCGAATTTTCCTGACAAGGTGTAGGACAAGAAAGATCGTTCTTCTCATTTCCACCGGAATTAGGTTGATCAAATAGAGGAGGCGCATCGCTTATTTCTCCTTCAACATAGCTGTTCCCAATCACATCAGGGAAAAGCTGACGAGCAAGTTTAGAAAGTGCACGGCTGTAGCACATGGTATCTGGATACTTAGTCCAAGGACCACCAGACTTATAGATTCCGGCTCTCTTTGCATCTTCAATAGAAAAAGAAACCTTCCAAGTATCTCCATTGTCTTTTCGCTTTCCATGTAGGACGCAGATAGTGTCATTAGACTCTTTTCCTAAAGTAATGGAGTGACCTTTTCGTCGGATCAAATCCGCCATAGTAATGGCAGACATTTCAACCTTACCCTGAACGTAGTACATTCCTCCATTCAGAGCTTCGATAGGATTAATTCCCTTAGAGATGGCTTTTTGAGTAATCGCAAAGACCCCATCGGGCCCCATCTTTTGGTAGTGCTTAGTTTTCAAAAGCTTCATGCAAAGCTCTTGTGCTTGATTAAATTCTTCCAACAGAGTCGGAAGCTTATTTTGTGGTTTTGGTGAAACCGGATGGTTCATCACAGTCATTATTTTTCTCCCATAATTTTTGCGTCCTTAACGGCTTTTTTAATGAAGCCAAAATTAGGACGTTTTTTTATTCTTTTTCTATAATAAGACAGCAGAATTTGGACTTTAATTATATTCCATATTTCTTCTGAATTAATTTCATTTAGAATTTCTTCTAGTTTTTTTAACTCCAATCGGTCTTTGCTAAAATCAAACCTCATAGATACCCTCCGTCTTATGACGAGAAAGAATACGAGCTTGATGTTTAGACATGACCACGCCAAACTCAAAGTATGGATTGGATGGCTTCTCTATTTTCAATTTCCCTTTTGGAAAAGGGATGTCAAGATAGGAACAGGCTTCTTCCAAAGCAAATTCCAAATGGTCTAAAGGTTTGTCTCCATAAAGGCAATCAAGCGCTTCAGAAATAAACACTTTGGCTTCTTCAACTTGTTCAAGTTCAACGACATCAAGATTTTCTTGATCCCAGTCGTATAGTTCTTCTTCAAAGGTTGTCATATGGGTACTCCTATTTTGTGTCTAGCTAAAATCCACGTTTCCACGTGAACTTTAATATGATGTTATAGTAGCATGGAGGTGAATTTAATGTCCACCCCAAAAACATAAAAGGAAAAAAATGGCCCATATTTATTATCGAGCAGAGAGAAACTCAAAGTATCCTTGGAGGGTTCAATTTGTCAAAACAATTAAAGGTGTAAGAGAAACTTTTACTGGTTCCTTTGAAACAGAAGAAATGGCAAAGAATTTTGCTCGAGAATGGGAAAAAGTGTTTTATGATAAAGGGAAAAAAGCGCTTCCTTATAAACAAAAAAGGGGTGGGAATCCCAGGAAGTGGGTCACCTAGAGTTTAGATTTATATTGATTTTTTTACTTTTTCAGGGAAAAATCGAAAAAAGACGGGGCCGTCGAGTACCAATTCTTCGGCCCCAGCTAGACACGTAGGTGTCCCCCACGCGAGTGGAGATCTATTGATGAGGCATTGATATCCTCTGAAATAGACGAGCTCAGAATAACAAGAGCTCGAAAAAAAAAGAAGGGAAATAAACTAGATTTAAAAAAATGGCCACCCCAACTGGCAAGTTTTGGTGACCATTGCAACCAGTGGATTTTTGTGTAAGCGAACCCACAAGGAGTGTATTAACAATGACAAATATAAGTGCTATTCCAAATAAAAACAAGCCTTTCGTTCAAATTAATCGAAAAACCATTCAAAATTCAAATTTAAGCTGGGAAGCTCGTGGTTTATGGGCTTATATTCTTTCTTTACCATACGACTGGAAGCTCCACATCAAACATTTGGTTTCTCAATCTCCTGGAGGAAGAGATAAGGTTTATCGCATACTAGATGAGCTTAAAGAACATGGATTATGCTATTTGGTACAGAGACGTCATGAAAAAGGCAAGTGGCTTCCAGCGGAATATCTTCTTGCTCAATCTAAAGAAGAGTTAGATGAACATTTGTTAGAATTAAAAAAATGTTTACCGCTTCCTGAAAAACCGGATCCGGCAAAACCGGATACGGCAAACCAGGACGTATACAAAGAAGAGATATTACATAAAAAAGATTCTACTAATAAAGATCTACTTCGTAGATCCAAAGTCGTCGCTTCCGCTCCTCCCCCCAAAGTTTCTTTTGGTGAATTTAAAAGAGTTAAGCTCACAGAAGATGATCTAAATGACTTAGTCGAACGCTTTGGGAAGGAAAAAATAAACGCTACCATCGATGCTGTTGATAGATGGTGTGAGGAGAACGGGAAAATGAAAAAGAACTACAAGTTAACCATTCTAAACTGGATTAAGAGAGAACCTCAGTTCAATCCACAAGCCAAAAAAGAAGAGATACAACAAAAAAATCGACAACTAGCCTCGGAGATAAAGAAAAAGTTAGAACAGGCTGGAGTCCAGAGAAAAATAAGATTTGATTTATCTTCTACTTGCTTAGAGTTAGGATCTTATGACCACCCTCATGTTAAAGCTATATCATTCAATGAGAATGGTTTTAGAGACCAACTTGAAGGATTTTTAAGAAAAACTAATCTTTTTTCTTTGATTAACGTTTGACTAAAAAAAATATTATTGTTAACGGGAAATCAAAGAACAAAGAAATAGTATGGAATTCGTTTTTAAAAAGACCCCAGTAGCTCAACAGAGACCCAGATTTGGACAAGGGAGAGTATTTAACCCTCAAAAGAAGATCAAAACCAATCTGAAAGGGTGTGCTGCGTTGCAAATGCGCTCACAACGCGCAGAAACGGTCCTAAAATCGCCTGTTTCGTTTAACATGAGTGTTTACGTGTCTTTACCCCAATCATGGTCACAGAAGCGAAAGAATGAGCTTTTAGGCAAACCTGTAACAACGAAGCCAGATTTAGACAACTATTTAAAATTTTATCTTGACGTTTTAAATGGGATTGCTTACCAAGACGATAAGCAAGTATCAGAAGTCTTTTGTCAGAAGCTTTACGCAAAAGAGGCGTGTGTGAAGGTGCATATAACAGAAAAACCAGATTCGTTGGTTGAAGAGATAAAAATGCTAGGAGAAGCTGCGGTCCAGATGCATGAAGGTTTAGATTGCCTCTATCATTGGTCGATCAGTTTAGCTTCCTCCTTTCCTGATAAAAAAGTCATTAAGAAAGTAGCCGACTTCGTCAAGGAAAGATGCCTAGAATCAGGACTATTTGAGATTTATCCTGAGGAGAAGAAATGAAGTTCATGCACTGCAACACATGTAGCTATCTCGTTCAAGTGAATCCAACAGGAATTTGCTTGGGATGTCAAAGAGGGTTCAATGGAATTCCTCAAGAAGATGCATGGGTAAACAGTCCTGCAAGAAAAATTCTCGAGCTGGAGAAAAGAAAAGAGGAAGTAGAAAATGCCCTTCAAGAGCAAAAAGCAAAGAGCGTACCTGTACGCAAACAACCCAGACGTCGCAAAAGAGTTTCAAAAGCACACACCGAAAGGGGCCAAGCTACCAACAAAAGTTCCCAAAAAGAAGAAAAAGAAAAAATAGGTTTCCATGAAGAGAAGTAAAATATTCGAAGAGCATGAAAGGCTGCATGCCAATATTCACGAGCTTTTTCAGGATATTCCTGATGACTGGTCACTTCCTTATTTTTTGGAAGCACTTATAGCTTATACTATTATGCTAACTTTTGAGGCTGCTCCTTCCGATGAAGAGGCTAAAGAGCTTTTAAAAAGAGCGGTGGCAGTAGGGAAAAGTGCTTGGGCTGCAAAGAAAGAATTATCGAACACTTCGGAGGAATATGGGATCTAAAAATGATCTTAAGCACAAAGTAGATAGGAAGCTCTATAAAAACCCCGTCACAGAAAAAGAAAAAAAAATGGCTGCATGCCTAGCCGAGTCTTTAGAGAGTTTTGGGGAAAAGTACTCTTACGGAGAATTTCTTAGGTGTACTCCTATTCTTTTTCGAATGCAAGCAGATAAATTTAATATTCATTTTAGTCCAAGTCCAGGAGATGAGTAAATGGAAATGACAATTGAATGCATAAAGTTTAGAAAATATGAAAAAGGAACCCTTCAAGGATTTGCTGATCTGTTTGTTCCTAAATGGGGAGTAGAAATTTATGGATTTTCACTTCATGAAAAAAATGGGAAAAGATGGATAAATTTCCCATCTAAGGAATACGAAAAAGATGGAGAAAAAAAACACGTTTCCTACTTTAGATTTAGGGACGCAAAACACTACAATCTCTTTTGCAATATGGCAAAGGATGCAATAGAAAAAAAAATACAGCTAGACACTAAGGAGTACCACCATGAGTCAACAACTGATAGCGAGGTTTGTTTTTAATGAAGGCGAACCCGTCGATGTAAGTTTTTCTAAGGATAAAAAAGAAGAATTTATCTCTGCAATCGAAAAGAAACAAGTCTATTTAGACAACACAAGCGAATCAGCTTTCTGGCCAAACTTAAATCTAGTTAAGTGCTTTTTTGTCATGGAACGCCCGGTTACTCAAGAATATACTAAACCGGACTCGAACCAAGACAAAGACTCGAACCAAGGTAAAGAATAGCATTTGTTAAAATCAGAATTAAGCATAAACCACGACGGGACTATGGAATGGATGACCGAAAGACGGGAGCTAAGCTCTCTTTATGAGAATCCCAAGAATCCACGTAGACTTTCCAAATTTCAAGGACAAGAACTTAAGAAATCGCTGCGTAAGTTTGGGCTCTGTGAACCAATCGTTATCCAACCGGATGGCGAAATTATTGGGGGACATCAACGATATAGATTGCTCAAGAAAATGGGAGCACAATACCTCGATGTGTCCGTTCCCCAAAGTCCTCTTGACCCATCCGATGCAATGGAACTCACAATCCGCCTTAACAAAAACACAGGCGATTGGGACTATGACATTTTGGCGAATCAATGGGAAGCGGAGATTTTGTTGGAAAGTGGTTTCACTCCGGAAGATCTTCACATGGAGGTCATCGAAGAAGATGATAAAAAACCAACCAAGTTTTCTTTAACGGCTAAGTTTGAAAACGAGGACGATTTGAGAGAAGCAGAAATAGATATTGCTTCTGTGATCTCAAAGTATACCACAGCAAGTTACAAGGTAAAAATAAAATGAGTCGACCACCGGCCGAAATAGATTGGAAGAAGGTAGACATGCTTTTAGAATCTCATGCTCCAGGAACGGAAGTCGCCTCTCACTTGGGCATTCATCCAGAGACTCTTTATCGAACTTGTGAGAAGAAGTTTAAGATAGGTTTTTCCGAGTATTCTAGACAAAAAAAAGAGAAAGGAAAATCAAGCGTTAGAGTAAAGCAGTTCCAAGAAGCTATGCAGGGCGATAAGGGAATGCTTATCTGGCTTGGAAAGAACTGGTTAGGACAAAAAGAAAACCCTCAAGAAGAAAAAGAATTTGATTCCAAGCTTAGTATTCTTCTCGATCGGCTTTTATCGGTAGAAAATGCAGAGGAGTTTAATGACCTCCTAAAACCAAAGAAAGAGTAGGCAGAAGATGAACTTCATGAAGAAGAGAAGCCAGTGTAAAAAGTGCAAGATTACTTTCGTCCGATCTTCTGAAACTCAAGTCTACTGCAACGCTTGTCTAACGGATGCCTACTATGATGAGCTTTTTAGAAAGAATGACTTATCTAGAGAGTGTGAGTTTTGTGGAAGAGCGTTTGAGACGAAATTAAAAAATAAAAATGTGTGTTGCGCCATTTGTCGAGTAGAGCTATCTAGGATTAAAAAACCTATGCGATTAGAAACGACAGCCAACTCCTATCTAGGAATAGATAAAGATCTTCAAAAAAAAGCAGCCGAAGAAAAAGTTGATTTTCAACTAAAAAGGTTCGCACGTTACTTAAAGGCAACAACATGGGAAATGTAAATTCTATACAAATGAAAACATGCAATGAATGCAACCAAACTCTTTACTTACATGAATTCGGTTATTCTCCCTCTAAAAATTACCACTTTCCAAAATGTAAGAAGTGCGGTAATGAGAAAAAGGGACGTTGGTACAAAAAAGATGGTTCATTTGGGAAGAAGCATCCTTGGAAAAGAAGCGTGCCTGCTCGTGGATAGAAAAAAAGAGATAGCTGAAAATTTGAGTGTTTATCTCGTTAATATGTGTCAAGATGCCAAAAATTATATCTCTACACAAGAGGTCTTCGAGGATTTACTTGTCGCTCTAGCGACTATTGGACAACTTAACGGAATGATAGACAAAGATTTTCAGAAGGGATTAGAGGACTGTTTTAAGATGTTTTCCTCTTTAAAACTTCCTGACGCATTCTTTCATGTGGTAGATCAACTTGAAAGGGAATATAGACAAGATGATTGAAAGCTTCAGTGACATTCAGCTTAAATCACTCCAGCAGTCAGATGCTAGGATCAACATCTTTGAAGGAGCAGTGCGCGCAGGTAAATCTTTTATCGCTCTTCTTCGTTGGCTTGAGTTTTGTAGAAATGGTCCTACGGGCCCTCTTCTTCTCTGTGGTCGTACTGATAAAACTATTAAGCGAAACTTAATACTTCCTCTGCAGGATTTAGTTGGAAAGCAACTCTCCTACTCAAGCGGAAAGGGAGAAGTTACTCTTTTTAATAGACTTATGTACGTAGTCGGAGCCAATGACGAAAGGGCAGAAGGTAAGATACGCGGTTCCGAGTTCGCCGGCGCGCTTATCGATGAAGCTACATTGATCCCTGAGAGCTTTTTTAAAATGTTATTATCTCGATTATCTGTCGAGGGAGCTCAATTATTTGCTTCTACAAATCCTGATTCACCATATCACTGGCTTAAAACAGATTACATCGATCGTGTAAATGAACTCAATCTTAAAGTGTTTTCTTTCAATATTCGAGACAATCCCTCCTTAACAGAAAGATATATTGAGGATCTTTCGAAAGAATACCAAGGACTTTGGTTCAAAAGGTATATCGAGGGGCAATGGGTATTAGCAGACGGCGCAGTCTATGATTTTTTTGATGAAGACAGACACGTTATTTCTATGCCTCAGTCTGTGGCGGATTATTATATTGTTGGTGTTGACTATGGCACTACTAATCCATGCGTATTTACTCTTATCGGTTACAACCCGGGTGGCTACCCTAATATATGGCTTGAAAAAGAGTACTATTTTGATTCTAAAAAAGATTTGAGACAAAAGTCAGATTATGAATATACAAAAGATTTACAAGAATTTATAAGGGGATACAACGTGAAACGTATCTATATCGACCCTAGTGCAGCGTCTTTTAGACAAGAGCTTAGAAGAAACGGAGTAAACAACGTGTGTGACGCTATTAATGATGTTATTCCTGGCATTCGTTTTGTCGGCCAACTTTTGACGATGGGATCCTATAAAATATGTATGAATTGCACTGAAAGTCTGAAGGAATTTAACAACTATCTTTGGGACTCTAAAGCTTCTCAAAGAGGAGAAGACAAACCAATTAAAATGAATGACCATTCGATGGATGCTCAACGGTATGCCCTCTACACTCATTTCTTCAACAAGAAGATGGGCCCATCTATGACTTCCAAGGATGCAGAACTGTTAGAGGAGATGTATGGATAAGAAAGTAAAAAAAGTGAAGCCTAAACGCAAGAAAAAACAAGTTACCCTTTTAGAGATCATGGAGCAGAACGAAAAGCTAAGAAAGTCTTTCCTGCGTAGCTTTAAAAATGAACGAAGGGAAGCTAATGAAGCTCTCATGAAAAGCTTTTCAGTAGACCACCACAATTTAAATACAGCTATGGCTAAACGAGTAGATACTCTCCAAAAAAGGAATGATCGCCAATTTACTCATATTTGGAAGTCTATAAATGATGCCCATAAGGTTATACTTAAGACTATGACCGATTTTTCTTTCAAGGTTGAGTGTATGGAGGAATCGATTCTTTCGGTGTACCATAACATTAAAAGAAATCAATTCTTATATGCTTATTCGCCAGAGGAGCTCATCCAAACTTTTGATGATATAAAGAAAAAGATAATGGATGAACATAAAGAACTTAAAAAAATAGTTAACCTTTAAGGATGTTACAATGAAAAAACAAACACGAAAAGATAAAATGGATGAAAGCCTAGGAATGAGACGAGGAAAAGAGTCTACTAAAAAGCAGTCTTACAAGTCGCGTAGAGATGAATCTGCTGGGATGAAAAAAACGATTCGTAAACGCAAGAAGAAATAATTAGTAATTTAAGAATTCTTCACGAGAAATTATAGGAGCTCTTTGAAGAGTAAGATTATGAATACATTGATGACATTTGCGACAAAGTCTCATCCAGTTAGAACCG